AATTACAAAGATTAAAGAAGAACTTACCAGAACAGTGTAAAAACTGTTCTTTTTTAGAGGTTATTAATTTAGATAAAATGGAAGTTAGATGTTTTTATAGGGTAAAGGATAAGTGTACTTTAAAATAAGGAGGATATTATATGAATGGAATTATAATTACAGCAATGATATGTATAACTATATTAGCGATATATTTTGGTGGAGATAAATAATGTTAAGAAGTTGTAGTTATTGTGGGAGAATACATGACAGCAAATATATATGTGCTGATAAACCAGTAAGAAAAAAACAAATAACAGAAGCAGATAAATTCAGATGGACAAGCTTATGGCAAAGAAAGAGAATGGAAATAAAACAAAGGGATTTATATTTATGCCAGATATGTATAAGAGAATTATATAATACAATAACTAAATACAATACAGAAGAATTAGAAGTACATCATAATGTTCCTATAAACGAAGATTATGACAAACGATTGGACAATGACAATCTTTTAACAGTGTGTAATTTTCATCATGAAATGTGTGAGAGTGGAGAAATACCACGAGAAGTAGTACAGCAAATAATAAATGAGCAGGAGAAAAAAATATCCCCCCTATAATTTTAACAAAAGTGGAAAAATATTTTTAACACCTACTGCCCATGTTTGCTTTAAAAAAATTCCTACATCAAGGTTTTCGGAAAGGAGAGATAGACATGCCAACACCGCCTAAACCATTTAAAGTACTTTCAAACGAAAAAAAATCTCATTTAACAAAAGCTCAACTTAAGTTACGAGAAGAAGGAGAGCTATCTTTAAGTACTGATTCAACTATTAAAGAAAGACCAGAAGTTAAGAATAATAAATTTGCTCATAAAGAATTTAAAAGAATAGTAAAATTGCTAGAAATAATAGATAAAAATGATGCTATTTATGAAGTAGTTATTAATAGATATTGTTTATTACAAGCAGAATGTCATGAGTTTGAAGAGAAAAGAGAAAAATTTTATAAAGACTTTGAAAGACTTGAACAAGAATATAATGAAAACGATTGTTTTACAGCACAAAAGTATTTTACTTTAGTTAATAATATACAAAAACATATTATAGATTTAGATAAACAAGTGCAAGCAAAAAGAAAGATGTTATTAGCTATTGAAAAAGAAAACGTTATGACAATTGCATCTGCGTTAAGAAGTATCCCTAAAAAAGTTGAAAAAGATGAAAATCCACTGCTTAAAGTTTTAAGAGGTGAAGCATAATGTTATTAGAAAAAGCAAAGCAATATGCTAATGACTGTATTTCAGGTAAAGAAATAACAACATTTGAAGTACAAACTCAATGCGAGTGGTTTTTAGAAGAACTAGAAAAGCAAAAGAATGAAAGCTATCCGTATTACTTTGATACAAAAGCGATTAAAGTAATAGAAGGCATTTTAAAGCTGTTAAATTATGCAACAGGATTAAATGATATTGTAGGAAAAAATATATTAGAAGGTTTGGAAAATTTCCAAGCTTTTTTTATTGCAAATATTTTTGGTTGGAGATATAAGACAGATTCTAAAAAGTATAGATATAGAGAGGTAGTCCTATTTATCGCAAGAAAAAATACAAAAACATTTTTAGCAGCATTAATTTTTATAATATTAATGCTTACAGAAAGTGAATATAGTGAATTTTATTCAATTTGTTTAGATAGAGATTTAGCAGGAGAAGTAAAAAAGGCAATTACACAAATATTAAATGTAAGTCCAGCAGTTAGAGAATATTTTAATATACCTAAAACATTAAGTGGAAGAATGGAATGCACATTGACACATAGCTTTTATCAGCCAAGAACAGCGGAGGCCAATAGAAACAACTCGATAAAGCCCTCTGCATTTATAGCAGACGAATATGGAGCAATGAAGGACAACTCTAATGTTGGAGCTATGAAAACAGGGCAATTAAGTGTTAAAAATCCATTAATGTTTAAATTAACAACAGCTTATGCTGAAGATAAATCAATAATGCTAGATGAATTAGAGTATTTAAAGAAAGTGTATAAAGGATTAGAAGTAGATGAAAGATTATTTGCGTTAGTATATTATGCAACAGAAGACCATTTGTGGGACGATATAGGCTTGATGATGGCAAATCCATTAAGGGTTGAAGAAAACTATAATGAAATCAGAGACAACAGAACCAAGGCATTGGCTAAACCAAGTGAAAGAGAAGGATATTTAACCAAAAATATGAACTTCTTTGTTCCATCTAATAGCGGAGAATCTTATATAGAAATAGATAAATTAAGATTATGCCAGAATGTAAGAGGTGTATTTGACTGGGAAGGTAAAGATGTTTACCTAGGTTTAGATTTAGCAATGTCAAACGATAATACATCTGTTTCAATGGTAACTATAGAAGATGATGTTATATTTGCTAAAAGTTGGGCATTTATACCAAAGGACAGAATAGAAGAAAAAAATAAACGCGAAAGAACAGATTATAGACGATTTATTAAAGAAGGTAGTTGCTTTGCTTGTGGAGATCAAATAATATCATACGAATATGTAGAAAAGTTTATTATGGAACTTGAACAGAAATATGGAGTGCATATAGTTCAAATAGGATACGATAGATACAATTGTATATCTACAGCAAATAAACTTGAAACAGCAGGATATGAAATGGTAGAAGTAAAACAGCATTCTAGTGTATTACATCAACCAACAAAATGGCTACAAGAAAGTATTTTACAGAAAAAATTTAGTTATGATGGGGACAAATTGTATGAAATAAACTTTCAAAATGCAAGATGTACAGAAGATACAAACTTAAACAAATATGTAAATAAGAAAAAATCTAATGGAAAAGTAGATATGGTGGTAAGTACTATTATAGCATTATATTTATTACAACAAAACATATATGAAGATGGCTTTGTAGTTCAAAGTTTTTAGGAGGTGAGAAAGATGAGATTTAATTTTTTGAAAAGAAAAATATCAAACAATGCAAAAGAGACAACTATCAACGAAAATAGTGTGGATGATGTATTATTGAAGGCAATAATATCAGGAGAGGAAATAACAAGGAAAGAAGCTTTAATGGTACCAGCTGTTTCGAGTGCAGTAGGTTTGATATGTGATTCTTTTGCAATGATACCCTTTAAATTATATGAAAAAGAAACTAAAAATAATAAAAAACAAACGCACGAAGTAAGCGATAAAAGATTTATTATTATTAATAAGGATACTGGCGATACTTTAGATGGATTTCAATTTAAAAAAGCAATATGCGAAGATTATCTAATGGGAAAAGGTGGATATGCATATATAAAGAAAGAAGGAAATAAATTTAAAGCCTTATATTATGTAGAAGATAAAAATGTAACAATAAGCATAAATACAGACCCTATTTTCAAAGAATATGATTTAACAGTAAATGGAAAAACATATAAACCATTTAATTTTATCAAATTACTAAGAAATACAAAAGATGGTGCAAGTGGAATTGGATATACAACTGAAATAAATAAAACACTTCAAACTGCATTTAAAAGAATTTTATATGAATTAGATTTAATGAAAACAAATGGAAATAAAAAAGGATTCTTAAAAGCACTAAGACATTTAGATGAAAAAGGAATGAAAGCATTAAAAGATGCTTGGAATGATTACTTTAATGGAAATTCTAGTTGTGTTATTTTAAACGATGGAATGGAGTTTCAAGAAGCATCAAACACTTCTGTTGAAAACCAATTAAATGAAAAAAATAAAACTTTTTCAGAAGAAATAAAAGATATTTTTCATATAGGAAAAAATAATGAAGAATTTATAAGAAATGCAATAATGCCAATTGCAACAGCATTTGCAACTGCGTTAAATAGAGACTTTTTACTTGAAAAAGAGAAAGAGTCTTTTTATTTTGCACCTGATTTTACAGAACTTGCAAAAGCTTCTATAAAAGAAAGATATGAAGCACATGAAATTGCTATTAAATCAGGATTTAAAACCAGAAATGAAGTCAGATATGAAGAAGGATATGATGCATTAGAAGGATTAGATATGATAGATCTTAGCCTTGGAAGTGTATTATTAAATCCTGAAAATGGACAAATATACACTCCTAACACAAATCAAACTACTAAAATAAGTAAAGGAGGTGAGAAGAGTGAAGAATAAGTTTTATGAAATTAAAAATTTCATATCAGAAGAAAGTGCTGATTTATATATTTATGGACAAATTGTAACAGATGATATTGACTGGTGGAGTGGAGAAAAAGATGAAAATCTTGTAGGTCTTCAAAGCTTCAAAAGAGAACTTGATGAA